ACCAAGAGGCGAGGGGGTACACCGGGGCTTACCTGTTCCCATCGTCTGTGCGTGCCGGTCGACCTATGTCACGCAGTCAGGCCTTTGCAGTGTTCACCCGTTACGGCGCCGGCGAATGGACGAGCCACGACCTGCGCAAACTCGCGCCTTCTATATGGGCAAACCTTGGCGTGGATCCGCTGGTGGGCAAGCTGCTGCTCAACCACGCGACCAGCGAACTGGAACGCACCTACTTCCAAGCCATGGGCGAACAGGTCAAGCGCAACGCCCTGGAGCGGTGGCACGCATGGCTCGACGCGCAGGGTTTTGACGCGTTGCAGGACAAGACAGGAGCAAGACGCGCGGTAAAGCCGATCGCCGTAGACCCCTCGGGCTGGCTGGCCTGAGCCGTACAACCCAAATTAATCATATAAGAGGATTTTAAACATGACTGACGTGCCGACGTTGCCAGTGGTGGTGGGGGGCTTGGGCGTGGCGACCGATCGCGTCGAAGGCCCGTTGATTGATCTTGTGACGCGTCACAGCGCTGAGGAAAGCGGCGAGAGTGCGGCGGCGCAGCGCAAGCGGGAGCAGCGAGAACGCGACGCGGCGGCCGGGGTTGTCGAGTTGCGCGCCAGAATTGGGCCGATCGAGGCGGCGCAATTGGCTGAGGCCCTTGTATTCCGGGCCTCTGGAGCCGAACCGTATACCGCAACCGAATACGTGTTGACGCTGATCCGTCGTGACGCGGATTTGATCAAACAGCAGCGTGGAGTTGTTGAAAGCAAAAGCTGCGCACACTGCCGAAAGCCTTTGCCACGGGGCTGCGGCGGGGTTTGGGCTGGGGAATTGCCGTGCGTTTTGCCGCAACTTGAACGCGCTTTGTGGCTGTGATCGAGGTCAAAAAGCGAAGGGTTGACAGGGTAGGGCGTTTACACGTTTAGTGTTTTTTTACACGAAAAGAGTTGACGCCCTTTGCAGTTTCCCCTATCGTTTGCGTCATTGTGGTGTTGTTCCGGCCACGATACTCATCGCAAAACAGTCAATTCAGCCCCCGGCCCTTACAGGCCGGGGGTTTTTTTATGCCCATTCCCCGTGATTCGGGAGACAACGAGATGCCCACCATGCTCCCTCCCGAAAAAGATCCGACCTTTTTGGTGCTTGTTCTGATGGCTTTGAAAGAGAACGGCCTAGCAATGGGCCTTGCGTTCGTTCTGGCTTGGCTGCGCATCCAGTACGACGGCAAAGAGACCAGTACCAGCCGCAAGTTGCTGGAGGCGTCGATTGGCTCGCTGATCGTGCTTTCCGTAGGCCTGACGGTGCGGGAATTCAATTTTAGCTATGGCTGGGCGCTCGCTACTTCTGGTTTCGTCGGTGCCCTGGGCATTGAGTACGTTCGCCAGTTCGGCAAGCGCTGGGCAGAGAAAAAGGCGGATTTGGGATGATCAAGCGGCGTCGGCTTGTATCGGGTTTGATTGTCCTGCTGGCTTTCGCCTTGTCGGGACATTTTGAGTGTCGAGAGTCGGCCGCCTGTGACGTGCCGACCGTTACGCATAACGAGGGGTTCGCATGAGCAAGGTCGAGAGCGCTGGAAAATGGGTTTGGAACGTTGTTCCTGACGGTGGTGGCGATCCTTTGAAAGTGACTGCCGGTCAAATGGAAGTCGATAGCAATGGCGTGCACCTCTGTGCGGGGCCGGGGTATTGCGGCGGCCTGATTGCATCGTTTCCGCTCGGCACGCTGGTTTGGCGTGAGGAGGCGCCGGTGTCTTCGGCGTCGCCGGGCGTCGAGCTGGTGGCGGGGGAGTTGGCTCAATTTGATCAGTCTCCCCGCGTCGAAATCGGCGCTATCAATATCACAGTGAATTCCCGCGAGGACGTCGCGCCGGCGCTCAATGCTGCCCTGCGCGCGCCTTGGCGTATTCGTCCTGGGTTGTTCTGGCCGTTCTGATTCGCGTAAGGGGGTGGCATGTTCAAGGTCGGTTTTGATTTGGATTCAGCTACTGCCCTGTTGCAGTTGGACGATATCGAGCGTCGGCAAATCCCCTTCGCCCAGGTATTGACCGCGACCCGGCTGGCTCAGCGGGTCAAGAAAGGCGTGCTGCCGGTGATGAAGGCCCGGCTTGATCGGCCGACACCGACCACGCTGAACAGTCTGTTTACGAAAGCGGCCACCATGTCGGGCAAGCCGGCTGAGGTCTATTTTAAGGATTCGTGGGCCTCTGGCATTCCTGCTGACGTTTACCTTCAGCAGGCGGTAACCGGCGGCCTGCGTCCGCATAAGCGCTTTGAAAAGGCGCTGATCGCTCGCGGCGTCATGCAGGCCAACGAATACGCGGTGCCTACTGCGCCATTCATGAACCAGTACGGCAACGTGTCGCGCGGCACCATGACCAAGATCCTGTCCGGAATGGGGGCCGCGTCATTGCGTGCGGGGTATCAGGCCAACGCCACGAACAGCCGGCGAAGCAAGGCCAAGGGCAACGCCCATCGCTATTTCTCTGCTGAGGTCGACGGTACGCGCGGCGTGTGGGAGCGCGTGTCAATGGGCATGGGTGATGCGGTGCGCCCGGTCTTTGTATTCAGTGCCTCGGCCCCGCGTTACCGCACCATTTTCCCGTTCTTCAAGATCGGCGAGAACATCGTGAAGGCGAACCACGCGGCCGAGTTCGCCCAGGCATTCGCCGATGCCAAGGCGACGGCGCGCTGATCAGGGGGCAGGGGTGCGAAAGGGCGACGAATGGTCGACTTTCGTGCCCTTTTCGCTTGACAGGGGCCGGGGGGAGCAAATCCAAAAGGTACTCCCGGACCCCACCCCCATTGGGGGTAATTCGGGCCCCGCCTCTTCGCTATGTATGACCCTTTTTCAGAGGTTGGTTGTTGTTATGTCTTCCAAGATCACCACGATCACGCGACAGCCGGGCTGGCTGAACAAGAAGAACATGGCTGACAGCCTCGGAATTTCGGTGCAGGCCTTTGACAAATGGGACGTTCCGGCGATCGCCAAGATCGGCCGCGAGTCGTTTTATGACGTCCGTTCGGTGCTGGATAACCGTCTGCAACACCAGACCGGAAAGCAGCAACCCGGGGCCGTCGAAGTCGATCCGCAGATTGCTTACAAGATCGATTGCGAGCGCCTGCGCTTGCTTACCGAGCAGGCCGACGCCCAGGCACGCAAAAACAAGATCGGCGACAAGGAGCTTGTCCCGGTCGGTTTCATGATTTTCGCGCTGTCGAGTTTGTCGGCGCAGTTGGCCTCAACCCTGAACACCATTCCCAAGAGCGTGAAGCGTAAGCACCCCGATATCGCCGTGCGTCACCTTGATGCAGTCGAAACCGAAATTGCCGTTACGCGTAACGCTGCTGTTGGGTTGGCTGACCGCATACCGGAGCTTTTAGATGAGTACATCGCCACCGTGGATGAGGCCACTGGTTGACGCTGTCCGGCGCGGGCTGAAAAGCCTTCAGAAAGATGCTCCCCTGACAGCCGTCGAGTGGGCAGACAAGTATTTCTACATGTCCTCGGAATCGTCGTACGGCGAAGGCAAATGGACAACCGAGGCGTTCCAAGTGCCCTTGCTCAACGCAATGGGCAATGACCTTATCGAAGAGTTGAACCTGCTGAAGTCGGCGCGGGTTGGCTACACGAAAATGCTTGTGGCGAACATCGCTTACAAGATCGAGCACAAAAAACGCAGTGTCTGCATGTGGAGTCCGACCGACGACGACGCCAAAGACATTATGAAAAAGCACGTCGATCCGATGATCCGTGACGTGCCGGTGATCAAGGCTTTGGCGCCCTGGTGCGGCAAGAAACACGGCGACAACACCCAAGAATCCAAGGTGTTCGAAAACCGCAAAGTTTTGTGGTGGCTGGGCGGCACTGCCGGCGGCAACTACCGGGAGAAAAGCCCGGATGAAGTCGGCTATGACGAGCTTTCGAACTTCGACGAGGATATCGAAGGCGAGGGTTCGCCGACCTTTCTGGGCGATAAGCGTCTGGAAGGGGCGACCTACCCGAAGTCAATTCGCGGTTCCACGCCAAAGCTGGCGGAAACCTGCCAGATCACCCGGGCGGCCAACGAATCGGCCTACCTGATGCGTTTCCATATTCGCTGCCCGCACTGCCACACGGAACAGACCCTGAAGTGGGGCGGCCCGGATGAACCGTACGGCATCAAGTGGCTGAAGGATGAACGCGGCGAAGTCGTCAGCGCCTGGTATTTGTGCGAGTCCGGCAACGGCTGCACGTTTGAACACCACGACATGATCAAGGCGTCGAAGTCGGGTCGGTACATCTGCGAGAAAACCGGCATTTGGACGCGCGACAGCATGGAGTGGTTTGGTGCCGATGATGCGCCGATGCGCACGCCGCGCCGTCTCACGTTCCATATCTGGACCGTGTATTCGACGTTTACGACGTGGGTGAAGATCGCAGACGAGCGGGTCAAGGCCGGTAAGGACCGGGGCAAGCTCAAGACGTTTACCAACACCACGTTGGGCGAGACATGGGAAGAAGACCAGACCGAGAAAGTCGACTGGGAGCTGCTGCACGCTCGGCGTGAGGTTTACGCCGCTCAGGTGCCGCCGCGCGTGGTCGTGCTGACTGGTTCGATCGACACCCAAGACGACCGATATGAGCTGCGTGTATGGGGCTGGGGTGCTGGGGAAGAGGCATGGTTAATCGATCGTAAGATTCTTTACGGCGACCCGGATAGCGCCGTTCTAAAGCGCAAAGTCGGGCGCGAACTCAATCGCATGTACACCCGGGCAGACGGCGCGATCATGCGGGTGGAGCGCTGGTGCTGGGACTCAGGCGGCCACCACTCGGATTCTGTGCGCGCAGAAAGTCGCAAACATGGCGTGCACTGGGTGATCCCGATTTTCGGGGCCAGCACCTACGGCAAGCCGATCGCGAGCTTTCCGCGTCGCAAGGAAAAGAAGTCGAAAACCTACCTCACGGAAATCGGCACCGACAACGCCAAGGAAGTGATCTACAACCGCCTCAAGCTACAGCCGGACGGCAATCGTCCGGTCCCGGGTCTGGTGCACTTCCCTGCCGACGACCAGATCTGCGACGGCGACGAGCTTAAGCAGCTCACCAGTGAAACCAAGAAATGGATCATGGCCCGAGGGCGCCGCGTGCTTCGCTGGGATGCCAGCAAGAAGCGTAACGAGGCGCTCGACTGCTTTGTGTACGCCTTGGCGGCGTTACGGATCAGTCAGGAGAAATTCGGCCTCGATCTGGAGTATCTGGCGCGTCAGAACTCGGCAGCGAGTGACGAGCGCGACGAACCAGACGAGCGGGACGAGCCAGACGAATCGATCGACGTTGACGAGCCACACGCGCCGGCCCCCGCGCCGGAGCCTGAGCCAGCACCGGCCCCGATCGAACCTCAACCAGACCACCAGCCTGCCGCCGGCGGCTGGATTGATACAGGAGCGAGCGCATGGCTGCGTTAACACCTCAAGACATGCTTGATAAGTACATGCAAGCCGAGGCGGACGTGCTGGCCGGCAAAGACGTGCAGTTCAACGGGCGGCGCGTCGTGATGGCGGATCTGCCGCAAATCAGGCAAGGCCGGCTGGAGTGGGAGCGGCGCGTGGCCCAGGTGCAGCGCGGAGGGCGTCCGGGCTTTTCTCTGGCGTCGTTTGAATGAACCTGCTGGACAAGGCCCTTGCGCCGCTGTTTCCCGGAATGGTTGCCGAGCGGTTGCGGGCGCGTAACGTGATTATGGCGTTCGAAGCGGCCACGGTGACACGCACGCACAAGGCCAAGAAGCAAACCAAAAGCGCAGATGCGTCGCTGAACAAAACGCTGAAATCGTTGCGTGAGCAGTGCCGCAAGCTGGACGAAGACCACGACATTGTCACAGGGCTTTTTGATCGTCTGGAAGAGCGGGTGGTGGGTGGCCCGGGTATTGCGGTTGAGCCGATCCCACTGGGTTACGACGGCACGATTCACGCTGCGTTTGCAGCCAAGATCAAGGCGCTATGGGGGGAGTGGTCGCTCAAGCCTGAGACGTCCGGGGAGCTGACCCGGCCGCAGATGGAAAGGCTGGTGTGCCGAACCTGGCTGCGCGACGGTGAAGCCTTGGCGCAGATGCTGATGGGCAAGGTGGCCGGCTACGAATACTTGCACGGCGTGCCGTTCGCGCTGGAGCTGCTGGAGCCGGACTACCTGCCGATCGAGTACACCGATCTATCAAAAGGCATCGTCCAAGGCATCGAACGCAACGCATGGCGCCGCAAGCGGGCTTATCACCTGTTTAAGGGCCATCCCGGGGATCAGCGCGGCATCTTTGCGCAGAACACCAAGCGCGTACCGGCTGAGCAGATGATTCACATCGCGCACCGTAAGCGTATCGGTCAGAACCGTGGCCAGCCGCTACTCCACGCGGTGTTGATCCGCTTGGCGGATATCAAGGATTACGAGGAAAGCGAGCGGGTCGCGGCGCGGATCAGTGCGGCGTTGGCCATGTACATCAAGAAGGGGCTTCCTGACGATTACATTCCGCCGGCCGAAGGGCAGGCGCGCCCGGAGCGAACCTTTCCGATCGCGCCGGGCATTGTGATCGACACGCTGCTGCCCGGCGAAGACGTCGGGATGATCGAGAGCAACCGCCCGAATCCCTTCCTTGAAGGGTTCCGCAATGGCCAGCTTAAGGCCGTCGCGGCGGGTACGCGCGGCACCTATTCCAGTGTGGCGCGCAGCTATGACGGGACCTATTCGGCCCAGCGTCAGGAGCTGGTTGAGGGGCAGCTGGGTTACGACCTGCTGCAGCACGAATTTATCGACTACTGGTGTCGCCCGGTTTATCGCCAATGGCTGCAAATGGCGATCCTGAGCGGCCAACTAGTTGTGCCCGTCGATGTCGACCCGCGAACGATCTACGGCGCGTTTTATCAAGGCCCGGTGATGCCCTGGATCAATCCAGTGCACGAGGCCACGGCGTGGAAACTTCTGGTTGAGTCCGGCTTTGCGGACGAGGCCGAGGTGGCCCGATCGCGGCAGCGCAACCCTTCAGAACTCAAGGCCTCGCGCATTTCGGAAATCGCCGCGAACCGCGAGAACGGGCTGGTTTTCAGCTCGGACTACTACCACC